CTTTTTAAACGCTGCTGAGATTTGCGATTGCGCGAAAAAATGGAATGATTACTTGGAAAGATTAAAACTTGCAAAAATTTCTGCAAAAAATGCAGCAGAAGAAAAAAGGAACTTGGAAAATCGCAGGTTGGAATTTTTGCAAGCAAACGCAAAAAAGGTTGAACGAATAACTAACCGCCCGCCTTTCTTTTATCAGACATCCCAAGAAATGAAGGGAAAATACGGTTGGTTCGATAGCACTGGTAAGACATATAACCTGACAGAGTATTATTCGGGTTGGGTTTTTGAAAACGAAGAGAAATATAAGGAATTTTTGAACATTAAATAAAAAACAAATGACACCCGAAGAAAAACTCAATCGAAAAATTGAAACCGCAAAAAAAGAATGTGCAAGGTCAATAGCGTGGGCAAAGGCACAATTTTACTTTGAAACCAAAGCACCTGAAATTGTAGCAAAAAAAATTGATGCAATGATTAAAGAGAACAAAAACAAAGAAGCATCAAAACTTTTCTACATAGCACTTGACAAAGCTAAGAGATTAAAAGTAGCAAAAATACTTGTAGGAAAAGCCCACAGTATAAAAGCATACGTACATGCAGTAAGTTTTGTATCGATGAACAACCTGGTGGTTTCCGAACCTCATTATTCTATTGAATTTTGCATAAGACCGCTAATTTCAATAAGGCACGAAAAATACTACAAAACAAAACCTGAAGCAGCAGAAATTATAGAAGTGGCTAAAACTTATTTCCCATCAATTAAAATGATAATATGAAAACTAATACTAAACAAGCGCAGGAATATCTGGCTTTGATAAAGTCTGTTTTTCCAAACGCACTTTGGAAATTCATTAAAAACTACGATGATATTTATTGTGGTTTTGAAATTGCGCCCGAGCCAGGAGTTCTGCTAATATTCAAGTGGCAAATTGAGGACGAATACCGTATAAGAATTGAAGCTATTTACACAAATTATTCTTCAATTATATACCCGTCAAATTATGTTTGCTCGCGTTACAGTTTAATTTTTACTGGGGCAAGCCCAACGGATAGTAATTATGATTGGGATTTTGATTTTATCAAAAAAATCTTGGTGAACTACAAACTGTTTTCAAGATGAAATACGAACCGGAACTTAACACATCGAGCTGCAAGGCAGTTTTTTATGAAAATAATGATGAGGACAAACCTTTTGAAGTTGAGGTCTTCTTCGAGTTCTACGGCTTATACCGCATAATTATCGAAGATTATGGGGTTTCACCGGAGGATTGGGAAAGGATTGTTTCTGCAAATCAGAAAGAATACGCTAAAGAAACCTTCATTGATGCTATCGAAGCAGCACTTGGGCGTTGTTGTGAATTTAGATATTAAATTTATGAGCATACAACTGCAAGAATGGAAAGCGTTGCTTAACCGCGACCCTGACCATAAAGAAATTGAGCCAACACCGGACGGTCGTGCTAAGACGTTGCCTATATCATTCGTTGAAATGACATTAGATGAACTTTTCGAGGATTGGGGCACAAAAAATTTCACGACAAAAGTAGTGGGCAACGAAGTTGTGGGAGAGTTGGAATTGTGGTGTATTAATCCAATAACAAAAAGAACTATAACCAGGGTGGGTGCGGCAGCCATTATCATACAGGTAGATAAGGCTCCGGAAGGGATTCAAGGGGTTGACCGCAACCGGTGGGCGTTAAATCCTGACAACAAAAAGCCCAACGCACTCGACCTCGGTTATCCTAAACTTAAAGCGGAATGCGTGAAGAACGCAGCCCAGTCGCTGGGCAAGATTTTCGGTCGGGATTTGAACAGAAAGAAAAGCGACACATACAAACCCCCTTTAAAGGCTTTGTCACCGGAGGCATTTAATGCTCTGAAGAAACGAATTGACGATGGCGATACGCTTGCTCTTGAACGCGCAATGTTGTACTTTGTGTTTACTGAGCAACAACTTAATGAATTGAAAACTAAGCAATTAGCGCAATGATTCGGCTTGTATGTATTGATTCCAAAAACACAGGCGATGCACCTGAACTTGTAGAAGGTAAAACCTACACGATGGAATACTGTGGCAGAATCATCGGAGTTGGTGTCAATGTTGAGTTTATAAAATTAGAAGGCATTAATGCATTCTATAATGCGAATCGTTTTCTGACTGAAAAAGAAAACCATATTGTCGAACGTGAAATAACTAACCTGATTAACTATGATAACCGGATTTGAAGAACAAACAATTGAACTAAGCAATGAAGAACTGCGCTGGGTTCAACTTATGATTCCTTCCCTCAAGGCCAGGGTGGGAAAAGAAAAAGCTGTAACGTCACAACAGATTATAAACGGGCTTAAGAATAATGCCGGTATTGTGACTACCGGGCCACGTGTTCGGAAGATGATTAATTTCATCCGAATTAACAAGTTGGTAGAAAACCTTGTCGCTACATCGGATGGCTATTACGTTGAAACAGACCCGAAAAAAGTGCGGGAATATGTTATGAGCCTGCGCCAACGTGCGGAAGCCATCATGGCGGTTGCAAATTCTTACTCAAAATTATTGTGAATTATGGATGCATTTGAAAAGGAATTGATTGAGACTGCTGAACAGCGGTCTGAGGTATGGCGTGATGCCAGGTGCGGGAAATTTACGTCATCGGAAATTTGGCGGTTAATGGTAGAACCGAGGTCTAAAAATGCAGGATGGTCTGAAACAGCTATCGGATACATTCACACTAAAGTAGCTGAAGAACTATCAGGTGTAGTGCATCAGGCAAGCAACGCATACCCTTTGGTGTGGGGTGAAGAACAAGAGCCGTTTGCGCGTGAATTGTTCATGAAAAAAACCGGATTGCAGGTTGATGTTACAGGTTTTAAAATGCTGAATAATCACTACGGAGGCAGTCCGGATGGTGTTGTTGAAAGTGAAAAAGCTGTGATTGAAATCAAATGTCCTTTCAATTCCGTCAATTTTGTGGATTACCTGTTGACAACCGAAATAACCGAGCAGAATTACCGTGAATACTTCTGGCAGATGCAGAGCAATATGTTGATAACCAAAAGTGAATCATGCTATTTTATTGCTTACGACCCACGGTTCCCGGATAATATGCAGATGAAAATTATCAAAGTGAAGCGAGATAATGATGCTATTGACAGGTTATTGGATAAGTTGCCGAAGGCGATAACGTTGAAAATGGATTTGGTAAACCAAATAAAGAACTGCGTATGAAAAAAAATCCTGCTGAAATGTTTCCAGATGCAACCAAGGAGTACAGGTTGCGGAGGATGTTGAAGAAAATGAATGAAAACAATTCCGACAAGCAAATTATATTGTTTTTTATTGCTGTGCTTATCACGGTTGGATTAATCCTGCTGTACCTATATGGGTGGAGTTTGGCTGAATTTGACAGCAACCCGATAACGGGGTTAGTCATTATTGCGCTTGCTTCGTTGTTTTTTGTGTTGAAAAAATAAATATTCAATGGCGCTAAGAAATCAACCCTACCTACCACTTTACGTTCAAGACTTCTTGACGGATGAGAAATTAATGGAATGCTCTGCGTCAGCAACAGGAGTTTATATTAGAATTCTGTGCATTATGCACAAATCAGAAACGTATGGGAAGATTTTGCTTAAGCAAAAAGACAAGCAAACAGACAAGCAAGTTAAAAATTTTGCTTTAAAGTTTGCTAAACAGTTTCCTTATCCGGTTGCTGTAATAGAGGATGCACTTGAGGAACTTTTAGCCGAAAACGTGCTACAATTAGATGGCGATTTTTTAAGTCAAAAACGCATGGTAAATGACAATAAAATCAGCGAAATCAGGGCTTTAACTGGTAGTAAGGGGGGTAAAAAAACACAAAGTTTTGCTAAAGAATTTGCTAAAGCAAAAATTAAAGCAAACACTGAATATGAATATGAATATGAATATGAATATGAAAATGAAAATAATAATGAAAATGAGCCTGATTTTTTTAAACCTGACATAGAAGGGGATTTGCTTGTTTTCCCTCTTGACACGCAGCCGGTACGTGAACTGTGGGCATCATGGAAAAGATACAGGTGGCGTAAGCACAATCAACGCTATGCAATGATGGGGGAACAGGCTGACTTGAAACGGTTGGAAGGGATGTCGTTTTCACAGATTAAGCAGACCATCCTTGCGGCAATTGCCGGCAACTGGAAAAATCTTTACCCTGAAAACGTAAACGCAAATGGAAAACCAAAAACAACTACAAAGCAACAGCAGTCAGCAGCAACAACTGACTACTTGCGAAAGCATTACAGTGAAAAACTTGGCAAGAAGGGATTTTGAAGCCATAGAAAAATCAGTGCCTTCGGTTGTATCAGCAATTCTTGACAGGCCTAACATAGCGATGTTGACAAATTCACTCGGAGACAGTACGGTAGTTGAAATGTTTTTAAGCCGTCAGTTGCAACGTCTTGCCGACAGCGTGAACATTGACGCACGGTTGAACCTCCAGCCTCATCAGATACCTGCCATCGCGGAAGAGTTAGTGAAAAAATATCCGGTTGAAACGCTTGAGGATTTTGTGTTGTGTTTTAAACGCGGAGCTTTTGGGTACTACGGTTCGATATACCGGATTGATGCAGCTGTATTGTGTGAATGGATGGCTGCTTATTTGGAAGAAAAATATGCGCTGATTGAAGCTGAACACACACGGAGGACGCAAGAAGCAAACAGCGAGATAAACTACGCTGAGTACATCAAACGGATGGAGAAAGAGGATAGCCAACCGAAAGAAAGGGTACTAAGTGCCGATGAAAATGCGTATCAGCGGTGGAAACTCGAACGCAAACGCATGTTGAAAAAGTTTGTTGTGAATGGTGTGGAGGTGGAGGCGTTTGACGAAAAACAGGCAGAAGAAATTTATCAAAAAATTTATGAAACAGATAAATAGCAGACCATTTACTGAAGATGAACTTATGACCCGTTCTGATTACGTTCGTCTTGAGCTAACACTTAAAAGTGATAACATAACATACCTGGCAGCGTGTATAGATGCATCCGCCAAGTTGGTGCATAGTGGTTACATAACAGCCAAGGAATTGTTTTTGGTTTTAGACAGCGAGCAGTTTGCATGTTTTTGTGCAGGGCAGCGTATGTTTTTCATTTCGTTGGCAAAGATTAAAAGCAGAATGCAATGAGACAGATAAACACAGGGGCTGCATCGAAGAACTCCGGCCAGCATCCGTACATGCGTACTGATTTCTGTATGCAGAGCCAGAATCATTTCTGGAACAACAGTTTGTACTCTGACAAAGCAAAAAGGTATTTCACGAATTGGTTAAACAAACTTGTTAACGCACATAAAAACCCCTCAACATTATGAGCTATTATGTTAGGAAAACTAAAACGAAGTACAACAACCGCAAGCATACATATAACGGCAACCGATATGATTCTGCAGGCGAGGCGAACTATGCAAAAAAGCTGGACTTACTGAAAAAAGCAGGTGAAATAAAAGGTTACGAAAGGCAGGTGAAGATACCGCTGAAGGTGAATGGTGTTTTGATAACCACTTACTATGCCGATTTTGTCGTAACCGATAAACACGGCCAGGTCCAGGTCCACGAATACAAAGGCTTTAAGACACGTGAGTTCTTTCTAAAATGGAAATTGCTAAATGCTTTAAAAGACGATATTTTCGGCAAGGGGGGTATAGAACTACACCTCATCGAACATCGTGGCCGTTTTGCCAATATGGAATGCAAAAAATAGGCAATTTATGAAGCGGTCTATCCTTACAAAAGAACCTGCAGCTGAGTTTAGCGGAATTGGTGAGGTTAAGGGCTTCAAATTCAAGCGTGTTTTTGCGAATGAAAAATATTTTATTTATTCAGTAACAAACGAACATACTACCTGGTATGAAGTGTTCCAATTGAAGCCTCATGGCATTTATGGCCATATCATGTACCCAAAGGCAAAAGCATTTGGTATATGGGCCTGGTCGGTAAGTACGTTTGAAAAGGCATTGTTAAAAACTAAAACAGGAAGAATTTGAACAAATGGTTGAAAAATTAAAAAGGTAAACGACTATGAACTATTTAATTGTAACAAATAACCATGAACCATTTTACACTAACTGGTTTGATGCTGATAATCATTTTAATAAGGACTTTGGAATGGTTGTGTTTAACCTGCTAACGCATAAGTACACAACTGATGGGAAATACTGGTATGATATTAAACAAGATCATCTTTAGGAAAGTAATTTTGAAAAACGCAATTCATGATCCAACTTTTAAACATTGACTGCATGGAATACATGAAAACCGTGCCTGACAAACACTTCGACCTTGCTATTGTTGACCCACCATACGGCATAAACTTTGGCAGTTTCAATAGAACAAACAAGGATGCAAATGGTAACAGGTTTAAAGCCGACAAGTACAAAAATGGTGATTGGGATAAGGAAACACCAAAAGCAGAATACTTCAAAGAGTTGATCAGAGTTTCAAAGGAACAAATTGTGTGGGGTGGTAACTACTTTGTAGAATTGTGGCGGTCACCTTGTAAAGGATTTATAATATGGGACAAATTTCAACCCGCACCAAGTTTTGCCGATTGTGAGTTTGCCTGGACTTCATTTGATAAGCCTGCCAAATGCTTCCGCTTTAGATATTACGGAAATTTGGAAGGCGACACTTCTGCAACAAAAAAAATACACCCAACGCAAAAACCTGTTGATTTGTATAAGCGGCTTCTTAAAAACTATGCCATTAAAGGAATGAAAATATTGGACACTCATTTAGGTAGTGGCTCTATTGCTATTGCATGCCATGATTACGGATTTGAATTAACTGCTTGTGAAATTGACAAAGACTATTATGATGCAGCAGTCAAACGGTACTCTAATTACATTGCCCAAACTTCATTGTTTTGAAAGATGCGAACTGAATTTGATTTAAATGCCGAATGGCGGCCAATCCGTGTACTAAACCTTTACGCAGGGATTGGTGGGAATAGAAAATTATGGCCTAATGTTCAAGTAACTGCTGTTGAATATAATGAAGAAATAGCCGCCATTTATAAAGAATACTTTCCCCAGGATGAAGTAATCATTGCTGATGCACACGAATACCTTCTAAAAAATTACAACAAATTTGATTTTATATGGACTTCACCACCTTGCAAAACCCATTCTAAAATTAGAGCTATGTTAGTTCGTTCCGGTGAACTTGAAGCAAAATTTATAGACATGAGACTTTGGCAAGAAATCGTGTTACTTCAAAACTTTTGTAAATCAAAATTTGTGGTTGAAAATGTACAGCTTTTTTATGAGCCGTTTATTCGTCCTACCTGTAAAATGCAAAGGCATTTCTTTTGGGCAAACTTTAAGATTAAACAAATCCAGCTGGATGAAACCGGGATTATTATTAGAAATGTTTCAGCAAATGATACCGTATTTGGATTTTCACTTAAAGGACGAAAACTTAAACACTCGAAAATCCAAATTTTAAGAAACTGTGTCAACCCCGAACTTGGACTCCATATCTTTAACTGTGCTATGGGGTCTTTTAAATCAAATTCTTACCAAACTGAACTATGGAATGTATCCGGTATTTGAAAAATTTACATTGCTTCAACAAAGTGAAACAACTACAAGTGGTACGACCTTGATTAATCAAAAACATGGTTCTCCAAAAAAAGCAAAATATAAAAAGGTAAAATTTAAAGTATTATCGCCAGTTGCTCTGGATGGGTTTCGGGAGGTATCAAAAGATGAATTTTACAACATAGTAGGTCCACTTGATGTAACATTGTCAACACTTGGAAATTATCCATACACAACCGAATTTAAACTAAGACACGGACGTTTGGTTGGTAAGACGGTAGATTCTTATGCTGGGGAACATTCGTGGCCCGTTGTTACACGCTATTACATTTCTTGCTCAGAAATAGGGGGTTAGGGTACGCAATGGGGTACCTTACTTTATTTTTCTTTAACTTTGTTTCAGAAAAACAACAGAAACAAAATGCCATTCGAAAAAGGAAAGACACCGGAAGGCGCAATACCATTTAAAAAAGGCCAATCAGGTAATTTAGCCGGTCGCCCAAAGGGCATACGAAATCTGTCAACAATATTGCGTGAAATGTTGGAGCAGGAAATCACCGTTTCAACGGATGACGGCAAAACCGAAAAGAAACAGCTACAGGAGGTCTTAGTTAGTAAGCTGATAAAAAAAGCTGTAAAAAAAGAGAATTTACGGGCAATCCAGGAGATATTCGACCGCACTGAAGGAAAACCTGCGCAGATGATAAGCGTAAACACAATATCACCTGAAGAGGTGAGGGAATTATTCCCCTTCGGAAAAGATGAAGAAGATAAATCCGAACCTTAAAGCACTGCATGATGCTTATGTAAATGGTAGGTACGGGTGTGTGTTGGAAGGTTCGAGTCGCAGTGGAAAAACATTTTCGGGCATAGATTTCCTCGTATGGCTGTGCTCAACACACACAGACCTTGTCATTAACATCTTCAGGCCTACATACGAGTCTTTTAAAACCACGCTTTACAATGATTTCAACAGACGCTTGCCGGACTTTGGCATAGCCTCACCTTTCATAGCTCGGAAAGAAGTAAAGACGTTTTACCTGTTCAGCAACAAAATAACGCTTATTGGTTGCGAAGACCCGGCCAAGTTTCAGGGCGTTATGTCTGATATTGCCTTCTTCAACGAGGCTATGGACATGAGCTACGATGCGTTTGCACAGGTTACAATGCGGTGTCAGCGGTTCTGGTGGATGGATTACAACCCTAAATTTTCAGACCACTGGATATACGAAAAGGTTATACCGCGTGATAATGTTTCGTTTTTCCACAGCACGTTTAAAGATAATCCTCATGTCAGCCGTACTGAATACGAGGCCATCATGAGTTATGAGCCAACGGAAGAAAACAAAAAACGCGGAACTGCCGATGAATACAAGTGGCGTGTTTTCGGCCTTGGACTTCGCACATCACCGGAAGGGCAGATTTTTCAAAATGTTTTATTTATTGAAAAATTCCCTGAAAACGTTGAAAACATCTTCTTTGGCCTCGATTTCGGATATACTAACTCACCGAGTGCGCTTGTGAAATGTGGGATACAGGGGGAAAATCTTTTTCTGGAATTACTTTTTTACGCGCCCACGCCATCGCCTAATGATTTAGTACCGGTTTTAAAAGTGTGCGGGAAAAATTATATTTGGGCCGACCCTTCGGGGGAAGCAGGTGGCAGGGGCATGATAACGGAATTGCGAAAAGCCGGTTTTAACATCTTCGCTGCAAATACTTTTCCAGGGTCAATTAACTACGGCATCGCTAAGATGAAAAAGTACCGTATCAACATCGTTGACCATCCGGCAGCGAGGAGAGAGCAGCAGAACTATGTGTATGCAAACGTCAGGGGCATACCGCTGGACAAACCTATAGATGATTTCAACCACTTCTGGGATGCAGCGCGCATCGCATTATTGTCAACTGTTAGATGAGTAACATCATTCAAAGGATAACGAATCTATGGCGCAGGCGCGTTGGCAGTGTGTGGTTCTATCCGATTCGTGGCGGTAACAGCTTTGGAACGGTTGACCCGTTGCTTTCATATCTGCAAATTCCCGAAGTTAACGCTGTGGTCAACATGAAGGCAAACGCATTCAGCAATGTTTTGTTTGAAGGAACAAGCAGCGCGGATAAGCAATTAATTACACGGTTAAGTCAACCGAACTGGTATCAATCAGGTAAGGAGTTGTTGTTTCAAACCAAAGTTTTTCAGGAAATTTTCGGAAACGAATTTATCTACGTATTAAAACCTTTTGCTATGCAGGAGGTAAAGGCTATGTATAGCCTACCTAAAAATCTTGTGAAGGTTGAATACACGGCCAAGTTGCCGTACTTTCTAACTGACAAACCGCAAGTAAAATACAGCTATATGGGTTCCAGTGGTGAATGGAAAGAACTTGATAGTGAGAATTTGATTCACCTTGCAGGTGCTCGTATTAACTACACTTCGTTCACGGATAGCAACAACCTGATGGCGACATCACCGATGGATTCATTGTCTGCGAACATAAACAATATCAGGATGTCGTACGAAACACGTGGTGTATTCTTGCGCAACAGGGGTGCAGTTGGTATTCTTTCAAACGAAGGTAAGGATGGAATTGGCAACCCGTTTCCTTTTGACCCGGAAGAAGTCAAAAAGATACAAGAACAATATCGTAATTACGGTAGCCTTGATGGGCAGTATCAACTCATTATATCGAATCTATCACTCAAGTGGCAACAGATGGCAATTGCACCGGATAAGCTGGGATTGTTTCAAGAAGTAGAGGCAGACTTTGACAGGATATTGGATGCGTTTGGTGTGCCCGGGGACTTATTTGTGCGTAAACAGGGCAGCACGTATGAAAACCAAAAACAAGCTGAACTTGGTCTATATGTGAGGACGATAATCCCGGAAATGAATGAATGGATTGCAGGCATCAATGGGTATTTTGGCACCACAATTACGGCATCGTATGCACATCTGCCTGTGTTTTCTGATGAACAACTAAAGAAAACGAAGGCACTTGCCGAAATTGTAAATGTTTACAGCCAACTGCTTGCTCAGGGGGTTATAAAAAAAGATGATTATCTTCGTGCAGTCGGAGAATATTTAATTTGAAAAATGCCTATGAAAAAGGAGAAAAAGAAATTTTCAAAAAAGATGTATAACTTCGTAAAGGAAAAAGAATTTGAAAAACATGGACAACTTGTTTCCAAGGGAGGTAAAAAGCAGGGCTGACCGTATTGCATGGCTTTGCAAAAACAGCCAATCTGTAATTGATTGCAAAAAGTCTGTTGTAAAAGCAGCTGACCCAATAGGTTGTCCGTTTACATTGTTAAACGACAACGGTGTTACCATAAAGAATCTTGGTGAACTTAAACCTAAGTCGGTTGAAAGGATTAAAGTTCGCGCAATTATCAATACGACTAAATTGCTGGACTCACACATGGACGTCCACATTGACCAGTTGTGGAACAAGTCGCTGAAAGAAAACCGGAAAAATTATTTGGTAAGGGAGCACAACTTTACATTCGATGGTATTATAAGCGATGACGTGCATGCGTTTGTAAAGCAGATGACATGGAATGAGTTGGGATTCAGTTTTCCTGGCACTACGCAGGCATTGATTTACGATGCGGTGATAAATCGTAGCGATAATCCGTATATGTTCGACAAGTATCTTGAAAACAAGGTCCCTAACCACAGTGTAGGAATGCGCTACGTTAAAGTGCACTTAGCTGTTAATGACCAGCAATACTCTGAATATGAAAACTGGGAGAAATACTATCCGATTATAGTTAACCCGGAGATGGCAGATGATGCCGGGTACTTCTTTGCAGTTACGGAAGCGAAAAACATAGAAGGTAGTGCAGTGGTGGCGGGCAGCAACTACGCCACGCCTACTTTGTCAGTTGAAGAAAAAAGTGAGCCGGTCGTAGCCACTCACAAAAAGGAGCCGATGAAAGTCACTCCGCAAGAGTTGCTGAAGCATTATCAAATAAGGATTTAAACAAGAAAAAAATGGACGAAAAAGAAATTAAAGAACTGATGGATGGCATATCGAAGAAGAACAGCGAAGCCATCCGTGATGCTGTTGAAGAAGCAGCGAAGGGTTTGATGAAAACCAACGAATTTGAGCAGCTGATGAAGAACTACGGCCTTGAAAAAGAAACCGTAAAAAAACTTCTGGATGCGGTTGAAAAACAAGGCATCGAGATTACGCAGTTGCGCGAAAGTGAGAGCAAACAAGGTAAACAAAAAAGTTTGCCTGAAGTTTTGCAGCCACACGCAGACGCATTAAAGCGCATACAGGATACCGGAAGAGGCAGCGTCCGGTTTGCACTGAAGGCTGATGTTACGCGTTCGAGCATAGCAAGCTCAACGATTGCTATGCGTGAAACGGAAATCGGGCAGTTGCCCACGTTGCAACCGCAGCTGATGAACTTGTTTTCACGCGGGACTGTTTCGCCAAACAACAACGGAGTTATACGCTACGTTGAGCGTGCCTCGGTAACAAATGCGGCCGCTCCTGTTAGTGAAGCATCGGCCAAGCCAGAGAGTGCGTTCACTTGGACGGAGAAACTGGCGCGCATTGAAACCATTGCGCACTGGGTTCCTGTCACCAAGCAGGCGTTAAGTGACCTGGATTTCATGGCTGCCGAAATTGATGAGTTGTTAAGACTTTATCTTTCGCTTGAAGTTGACCAGCAATTGTATGATGGCAGCGGAACCTCACCGGAGTTGCGCGGTGCTTACACCGCTGCGCCTACGTTTGTCGGCGGCCCGTACACAGTTACTTCACCAACCATTTATGATTTGATTGTAACCGTTGCGAGCGACATCAGCAAAAACAAAGACAGGCTGTATTCATCCAACATTGCGTTGATGAACCCTGACGATGTTCTGAAGTACAAGCTCGCAAAAGGTAGCGACAATCATTATCTGTTACCTCCATTCGTAGGTGGTGACGGTAACATGATTGCCGGTATTCAGGTAATACCAACTGCGCGTGTAACTGCGAACACGATGCTCGTGGGCGATTTCCGCTTCGGACGTGTGTTCCAGGATGGCGATGTTATGGTAGAGGTTGGACAGATTGACAACCAATTCGTGAAGAATATGGTAACTATTCTTGCGGAAGTTAAGCTATGCCTACTCATCAAGGATGTTAATGCTGATGCTTTCCGCAAGGTTACTAACATAACCACAGCGTTAACTGATATTGCGTAAGAAAATGTTTCTTGTTGCTCAGGATTTTGTTGCTCCATACACGATACCGAATGCAGATAGAGTTATCAACACATTAGGTGATTTTATCGAACGTGAGGAGTTGACTGTGTTGCGCAAAGTCCTGGGCGCGGGATTCACCAAGGAGTTCATTGAAGGAATTAGTGTTCCAACACCGCTGCAGAAGTGGATTGATTTACGCGATGGCAAATACTATACGTATTACAAGACAGAGTATTACGGTGGGATAAAGACAGTGTTGCTTCCGTATGTTTACAGCAGATGGGTGCGTTACAATATAGCGCACTTCACAGGTGTAGGCGTGGTGCAGAGCGATGCTGAAAATGCCAAGGTGATTTCATCCGCAGTTGTAGAGGTGCAGTTTTACAACGAAGCGAGCGATGCGCTGTGCAACCTGCATCAGTTCATCATGGCCAATGCCAATGATTATCAGGGTGTCGAGTTCGGCTATCTTGGATACATGAATATGCTATGCCTGTAATTGTTGATGAAATTGGCGAAGTAGTGGCGCGTATGCGTGGCACAGGTGATGTACCGTACTACCTATATGGCCATAGACTGGAAATTGCAAACCGGTTAATTGAGAAGGACAAAGATCGGGTTGCGATGCTGCAGAAGTACCCGCTCGTAGCGCTGCGGCAAGACATCGAAGAGCAATATAGTAATGGGCTTGTAACATACACGTTGAACATGGCTATTCTTGAGTACACCGATAAGAATTACACCGCGGAACAGCGGTATGCCAATGTGTTCAAGCCTATACTATATCCACTTTATGAATTGCTGTTAAAATCCTTGCGCGAGACGTTTTTCTGGCAGGGATGGCAGAATGTTCCGCCACACACGAAGATAGACCGCCCTTTTTGGGGCGTTGCGCAGCAGGAGAAAAACACTAAAACGATATTCAATGACCCTTTGGACGCAGTTGAATTAGTTAACCTGAAGATTTCAAAAAGAATTTGTAACTAAAAAAAAGAAAGAAAATGGCAGAGTGCAATATTAGGAAAGTACCGCTTGGAGTTGGAAACTGCGCAAAGATGCCGCAGTTAATTTCAAGCATGATTTGGACACCGGATAGTTTTTCCGCCACCGAAACAGAGGTGGTATCAAAAACTTTCTGGCAAACGGCAGTGAAGGCTGCAGAGGCTTCACGTGCAAACATTTGGCCATACTTTGACACATTTGAAAACATCAGTCAAGAGGCTATTTATGAAGCCACGAACCTGAGCTACCTTGCTGTTCGTGACGGGAATTATCGTTTCAAATTTGGAATAGCTCAAGGCTTATGCCTGCACCGGGCTATGTTTACACACCGGGCTAAGAATGGCCGCGTGTGGTTTTACGACAACGAAGGGCAGCTGCTTGCAACAAAGGGCACCGACAACAAGTACAGAGGATTGAGTGTGCAGTTGCTCAACACAGAGAAGTTTATGTTAAATGACGGTTCGGATGTAACTAAGTCACCGATTGTTGTTGCATTGCGAAACAACGTTGAAGTGGACAAGAGCGGGTATGTTATAGATGCCGAATGGTTCACTGAGATTGTGCGCCTGAAGGATGTTACGTTGAAAGTCATATCCGCGTCATCGAGTACGATTGTTGTTTCGGTAACTGTAACCTGTGACGGCAGTGCTGTTAACGGTCTTGTGGCAGCTGACTTCGACATTCTGACCACATCGGGAAGTTCGCAGGGTAAGACACTGGGAGGTTCGAGCAACGGGGTATATACCTTGTCAGCAACGAGTTCATTTGTTGACGGCACGATAGACCTTGTTGCACCTTCTGTGTTGTCTATTGACGCATACGAGTCAAGTGGTGCAGTAGCGGTTGACGTACCGTAAACAGAGATGGGAAGGGCGAGTGTGGTAATAGTTGTAGTTGGGATAATAGGATTAGTCTTTTCATGGTTAGTTCTCCACCTCGTCCTTTCATTTTTCTTCTCAATTACTGCATGGCAGTCGTTAGCAGCAGTTCTTGCATGGTGGGTGATTGGTTATGTCGTTCTCACGGTTAATAAGCGCGTTAAAAAAAATTGACATCGAGGGAATAATCCTTGATGTCATCGGAGAAAACGAAGAATTTATTTCCGAGCTTAACCGCAAGCAGTTGTTAGAGGGCAAGACCTCTACCGGTGAATTGTTGCCGGATTACAGTGAGGCGAGTGTGGTGTTGTTCGGCAAGCGGCCCGGGCCATGGACGCTTTTTGATACGGGAGATTTTCATGAAAGCATATTCGTTGGCGCGGAAAAGTTTCCTGTTTTCCTGGACGCAACGGATGTGAAAACCGAAACGATATTGAAAAAACTTGAAGCGCGAGGATATGACAGCATCCAGATATTTGGTCTTACTGAAGAAAATCTGGATAAATTACGCGAGCGCATTAAAGCAGGTCTTGGCGCGAAGGTTAGGAAGTTACTGGGAATATGATGACATCACGCTGAGGCGATATGTTGCGATAGTAAACAGCGGGGACTTGCGGATGTTGCTGAAGCGTGGGTTGTTCGATGAGGAACTTGCCAAGGAAAAATGGGAAGCGTTGATACAAAAAGCAACATTAGGCGGAACGTACAACAAGGTGTTGTTTACGAGTAAGGCGTTGGCGAAAAAGTACAACGAATACCTGCTTGTCCGTTCTATTGTGATTGTTCTTAGTTTCGGATACAACAAAGAAATGGTTGCCGCACTTGAAAAAATGGGTTATCATGTTGATAGGCGTAACTATGCGCAGAGCCTCGCTTCTATTTTGGTGAAGAATGAAAACAACATAACGCAGATGAACGTGTTGCGAAGTGAGATACCGGTAAATAAAAAGGTTGCTGCAAATTTTCACAGTATGATAACATCGTTATCTGTTGCTGTTGGCTTCAAAGTAGATGCGCAGATATTGCTTGCCGAGTACCTTGAATTTGTCAAGATGTTAAAACAAAAAGAGAAATGAGTCTTATAAATAAGAAAGATGTTTTTGATGACGACTTGGTCGAGGCACCACTTATTTTGTCAAAAAATCTTGAGTCGGCAGTTGCTTCGGCACAAAGGTTAGCCTCTGCGTTGGCGGAGAGTTCAAAAACAATATCCTCAGCAAAAACGGTTAGCGAATTGGGTGAGGCCACAAAGGAACTTACACTTGCTGAGCAGGAACTGTTGAAAATACAAAATCAGATAGCCGTAGCGGAGGCAAGGAATACGGATGCGTATCGTGAAAAGCAACAAGAGCTTGAAAACGTTAAGGATGCTACAAAAAAAGCAAATCAGGAAGCAAAGCTAAACAAGCAGATAGCCGAGCAGCAGGCTGGCAGCATTAAAAAACTGGAGCTTGAATTGAAAAAAAACAGGCTTGCGTATGAGCAGATGAGCAAAGCGCAGCGTGAAAACAGTGTTGAAGGTAAGAAACTGCTTACCACTATTCAGCAGCAGGACAAAGAGCTTAAATCGTTAAAGGCGAGCATCGGGCAGAACCAATTGCAGGTTGGCAATTACAAGAACGCTATTGTGGAAGCACTTGGCGGATTGACCGGATTCAACACAGGGCTAAGCAGTCTGTCTGGTGGTTTGGGCACTTCAACCAAAGGCATTACGTCATTTGGCATGGCGTTGCGTTCTATCCCTATTTTTCTCGTGATAGGTGCCATCGTTTCACTTGTTAGTTACTTCACGAAAACAGAGGACGGTGCGATGAAGCTAAGGGTTATTATGTCAGCAGTAGGTGCTGTATTCGAAACGTTACTTGATTATGTTATTGGTTTGGGCAGGAGTTTATCGGAGTTGAGCCTTGAAAAGGTAAAAAAAGGGTTCACTGATATGGGCAACGCTATACGTGATTTTGTAATTTCGAGGATACAGCTTGTAATAAAAGGGTTTAACGGAATTGGAAATGCTTTTGATTTATTGTTCAAAGGCGAATTTAAGCAGGCAGCAAAGGAAGCAGGGCAAGCGTTGTTGGATATTGCGCGTGGTGGTACGCCAATAGGTGCAATTATAGACCTTGCGATAGATGCAGCGGAGGAACTTGGAGATGTTGCAAGTAAGGCGTATGATGACATAAGTAATAGGGTGAAAAAAAGCGTTGAAGTGGCTCAGGCCGAAAATGCTTTGTTGCTGAAAAAGCGAGCTTTTTTAATTGAAGAAGCTAAACTAAACAAAACTATAAACGAATCGCGCGAAGAGGCAGCTGACTCCGAACTGGATGCGCAGAGCAGGTTGGATGCACTTCTAAAAGCGGAGAAAGCTGTAAACGATTTGTTTAATCAACGCATAGAACTCAAGAAAGAGGAAAACAGGTTGGCGCATATAAGGGATGATTTGGCGGAGAATGACATAAAGGCAAATGATGAGGCAGCACAGCGTCAGGCTGATTTAATTCAACTCGAAGCAGACAGGGCAGCGCAGACAAAGACGTTGACAAAGCAGATTTCAGCGTTAAAGAAAAAAATAGCTGAAGATGACAGGCAGCGGGAAATTAATGAGATAAAGAAAACAAGCGAAGAAGCAATAGCTGAGTTGCAGAAGCGGCTTGATTCGGAGGTTAAGTTGATTCAAGATGCAGCTATTCGTGGGGAGATTACGAAGGCCGAGGCTCAGAAAAAAATTGAAACGCTCCGCAAATCAATGGCGGACGATTTTATCGAGCAACAGATTGCCGGATTAAAAAAATTACTTGCTTACAAAAAACTTACAGACGAGGAGCAAGTGCAGATAGAGGCAGAAATTGTAAAACTAAAAGCTAAACTAAATGATGCTCTGTTTGACCAACTGGAAGAACAGCAAGATGAAATTGTTGAGAAGGAGAAGGTGACGTTGGATGAAATTACACAGTTGTACCAAGATTTCGCTGATTCTTTTGTTTCACTTTTCACTTCAGCAAGTAACAGGAGGATAGCTGCGATAGATGCGGAGATAGCAAAAGTTGACGAACAGGCAAAGAGGGAGTTGGCGATAGCCGGGGATAATGAGGAGGCTAAGGCATTAATTAATGCTGAGGCGGAGCGGAAGCGTGAAGAGTTGGAAAAAAAGAGGAAAAAAGAAAGGCAGGAGCAGGCGCGGTTGGAAAAAATTGCAGCCATTATAAATGCGACAATAAATACAGCGCAGGCAGTTGCAGCGGCTTTGATAAAGTCTATACCCTATGCGATAGCTGTAGGCGCGATAGGTGCCGCACAGATTGCAACTATTGCCGCGCAGCAGACTCCAAAA